GTCATTGATTACCCTCGCAAGCCTATGCGGGCGGTGTGAAGCGCTCTCACCTTTGCGGGCGATTGTGCCGGGGATACGGCTAATACGCGAGGCATTAAAAACGGTTGGGTCTATTTCAAGCTTATTGTTGTTAAATCGTTTTGCAAGCACTTTTAACAAGGCTTGCAACAAATGCTTGATTTCATCGGTATTAGGAAAATCAACTCTGCGCAGTTTATAGCGTAAATGACACCCGTTGCCGCTGTCAATGATGCAAGGGCGGGGAAACCCATGATCGCGCGTAAGGATTATAGCAATTTCTTTGCCGACGTTTATCGCTAAATCGTGTTCTTCCTCTGTAGAAGATACACCCTTAATCCGCACTTCTTTGCCGCGAATTGGGTCAATGTCTATTAATAGCTCTGCACGATAGAGAATCTCACTATCGCTAGTAAGCATTCCGTAGGCCGCAGATGATAAATGGTTCGGAACCCGCAAAATAGCATCGGGATGCACCGGGTTAAGAGTTACATACCAGCCTTTAATGCTAGGATGATCGGCATTCTTAATCTCGTTCGCTGCTAGGATCGGATCATTGAAAAAACCGGCCAGCGTGCGGTTCTTGTACGCAGTCAACCCGCGCACCTCGAAAACATGCGAGCCAGAGTCCAGAACGGGCGCAAGTGTGGACAGGGCGCTAACAATCGCGCCGAAGTCAAGCTCAGGGAGCATGATTTGGGAGTTTCCAGTTACCGAAATTCGTGTCCCGCCACAGGGCAAACCCAAGGCAGGAAGGCCACCCTGCGCGCCTGTTATCAAGCTGTCAAGCGGGGTTAGTGAATTTTCTGGGGTCCAGATACACGACACCCCGGAACCACTGGAAGAGGTTCCGGGGCGGGATGACCTTTCGATCAATCCTACATCACACAAGAGAGGGTCGCACCGTCTCCGCGCTCGGTTGCCTTGTATGTAGCTGCCCGCGCGCGAATGTCAATGGCGGAATTTAGAGCAATGCAAAAATTCCTACTCGCGCGAATTGGTGGCTGTTAATAGCTGTCACTGATATGTCACGCACAACAAAAAACCCTGCGACGGGATCGGGTTCCATCGCAGGGCTTAGTTTAGATGTAGAAACCGTGTCGGCGGGTCAGCTCAAAACGGCGTAAATTCCACATCCTTGAGCTTGCCAGCCATCTTGTCGAGACCGAGCATCATGCGGGCGGGCTTGACATAACGATTTTCAACCCATTCACGTGCGGTCTTTTCATCCATGCCGAAAGTAATACCGCGCTCGACAATGGCTTCCAATGCTGCCTTAGCATCGTAACCAATATCTTTCTGTGCGCTGAAATAACGGTAGGACGGATCGGCCTTGCGCGCTGCTTCGTACTTCTCCGAAACAAGATGACGTAGAATAGCAGCATCGAGCGGATCTTTCGGGATCTTGGCTTCACCGGGGCCGCGTCCACGCTTGCCGATTTCACCCGCGTACAGTGCTTTAATAGCAGTGTCTACGAGTTCTTTGTAATCGACAATCTTGCGTTCGCCATCGGGCCGCTTGACGTGCGTTTGCAGCGGATCATGCCGCATGGCAGCATCGTAAGCATCGAACGGCAGATTTGCCTTTTTGGTCAAGCTCTGCGTTGTCGCAACCCGGTTGGTCACATAGGACTTGGCAGCACTGCGCAGTAAATGCCAGCGCGCCGTAATCGGAATGCGGTCAATATCGAGTTCAACCGGATCATCAAGCTGATCAAGGTCAATACGGACCTTGTTTTCCCCATTCTTAGGGGCTTCATCAACTTCGGTCTCAACCTTAGGCGCTTCCAAAACATTCGTATTCATCAATTCAACCTTTCTTTCTATCTTGTGATTGGGTTCTAACCCTAAACGATGTAATCAGTCAATGGGGTTTTTTCGCATAATCCAAATTTTCTATCTCGATTTCTAATCCATGTCGTTCAAGCCACTCACGACAAAATATCAGCGCCGCGAAATAATCTGGCGCTAACAGATTTTCGTCTCCTATCGCGTTCAGTGTGGAGAAGATGCTATTAATGCACATCAGCCCATCGCCACGTTTGGCTATATCGCAGCATGATGGACAAGCGACAAGATGACCCAGGAACAAAACGGAATTTTGAATGAACCGCTTGTCATCTTCGCTGAAAACTTTGACCATCTGAAAATCCCCGGTAGTGCCGAAAGGGCGCTCTAACACTACCGGGGATCAAAGCCTAGCAGTTATCCCGCTCGGCTTGTCTGGCGTCTTCCATACGCTCGCGCCACGCTTTCTCCATAGCCTGCCAGTGCTTGCGCTCAATAGGCGTCTGTGCGCCCGCTGCTAGCGTCTGGCAAGCGGAGAATGCCTTGCGTGCCTGTTCAAAAGTATATTCGGACATTGTGCAATCCTTATGCGTTGTATCGTGTTATTTAGAGAAATGCTTTTAGAATTAAAATTATCACTCCAATTAAATTGACTACTAGCATCCATTTTATAATTGTCAAATTGCGTCGGATTGCTTCAAAATCATAGCTCATGTTCGCCATCCAAGCAAGATCATAACTATTAGTATATCTGCTATAAAATGTATCATTGCGATTTCATCGCTTGCAATATTTTCTGTTGCTGAAATGTTTGCAGCACTTGCGAAGCTGCTATGATTGCGAGAATTAGGTGAATGCTCATTGCTTTTGACCTATAATTTTTTCTTCGGCCTCATCAATGGCGCTTTCGATCATAGACCCAAGCGTCATGTAGGTTGTCATCATGCCGTGCGTTTGCATCAGTTCTGAAAATTCAGACTTGCTCCAAAGTTTTTTAATTTCTTCAATCATCAGTTCAGACATGTGAACCGATGCATCCGAAAGCTTCTCCGCATCAGCCTCAGATATGCCAAGCGCTCTAAGCGCGGGGATATGAATTTCACGAGCGATTTTGAGATTGTCAGTCATATTAATAGCCTTCTTTTTGGATTTCAAGCGCTTCTGCCGTTATGGCGTTTGACAGTTCAGAAATATAATTGATCCTAGCAAGATGAATTGCCCTATCGCGTTCCAGGTCCACCGTGTCACTTTGGTAATCCCTTCCATGTGGCGCCATGCGCCCCATTGCGTCTAGCACATCTTGCAACGCTCGCCTAACGGCCATGCGTTGCTCAACTAGCGACTCTCTGTCAGTCCCATTAATAGAGACAAAGGGCTTCATTTGATCGGTTGCGCTCATTCTGAAAAAACCTTTTGATTGTAATATAATGCATTAACACCTAAAACATATCCTTTCGGAATTTGTTCAATTCCGTTTTCAACTTGATGAATATAAACCGAAAGCATACCTTTTTTGTCGATATGCTCACGAATAACATATGTGTCATTTTTCGACACAACATAACCTCGCTTATGCATTACAGTTCCTTCAATTCTGCATCAATATCGGCTTGCACAATCACAACATTGCCGACAAGTGTATCATTAATAGTGTGCGGATATAATGACATTTTCCACATATGATCCGCATAATCGTTAACAGGCAATCCTTCTAGCTTGCCTTCCTCATTGCAGAAAACAACGCATTTCTTGCCGTTGAATTTCTCCCAATACGGCACAACTTCTAAATGCCCACCTAGCCATGCACGCAGCATTTCAAGCGATGGGACTTCACTATATTCAAATCGCGAAATTTCGCCCTCAGGGTTCATAACTGTTATGTGATAAGTCATTTTTCGGTTCCCTTGTTTCTGTGCCATAGGTCTAAACCTTTAGGCGTCAAGCGTCAAGCGGAATAATTCCCCCATCAGAAGAAACTTTATACGGTAATTCCGCATAGCCTAACAAAACCGTTGCCAGCATAGGGAAATCCCAGGTGCTAACGCCAGATAAAAACGCTTTTCCCCAACCATATTGCCACGACAATTCCCTGATTTCCCGCCGTGTTATGGTGTAGGTATCCTTAACCTCATTACGCCCATAATACTCTGCTCTAGGGTACAGCAACAGGTTTCCCTCAGTCGCATTAATGGTTGTAGGTGCAATCACATCCCCATTTGCTAGTTCGGTCCAGCAATGCACAAATGGGATTTCTGATGCACCATTAATAGCAAGCTGCTCCTCTGCGGTTGCAGCGCGGATTGTCCCCATCACAACCTTTAGCGGGGCCATGTCCAAGCATAAGGCAACGGAGCGATGGAAACACATACCACTAGCTTGCACAAGCGATTGCATATGCAACGCTTTCCACAAATGCGGCAAGTGTCGCTCAATCCCCCGTATGTCATGCAGGATTTTATAGCCTTCATATTGCATCAGATCACCTTGAATAGCCAAATTTGGCAGAATGCGCCTCTCTCAGCGTGTCGGCGGGGCGTCCGGTATCTGACCCTCTCCCCCGCTCGTTTCGCCTCTCAGTGAGCCGGACAAAGCGTGAACATTAGGCCGCTTCCTCCGTTTCGATCCCAAGGGCTTCATTGATCGCAAGCCGGACATAGGCGAGCGCGCCTTCATAAGTCCGGGCGAAGCTGTTCACTTCGTTCATGCCGTTCAAGATAATGTAATCGTCGCGCGGCAAATCGTCGGCACACAGCATCTTGGGCATACCGTAATTGCCTTGCATCGGGATGGGCGTGCGCTCAATCAGCGCAAACCCGATCCGACGAAAGGCCGCAGGATGACCGATAGAAAACGCCATATCGGCAAGCGACATAGGTTCATCGGCATTCTTGACGGTCCAGCTATGACAAACCCGCGAGGAACCGCCAGTCGAGAAATCCATTGCCAATGCGGCAATCACTTCGCAGCGTCGCCCGGTTGCTTCCATTTCATCCACATAGCGAGCGATTGCTAGACCATAGTTGGACATAGCCTGCGCCTCGGCCATCCAATTTGCCGCGATATAAACCGCGATCCGGACAACCGGCTTGTTACCGCTATCCGGCTTACGCTTTATCATGCATTTGGGATTGAACGCAGCAAAGCGTGCGCTTGAGACTTTCGATCCCACATACCCATAGGTCTGTTTAGGCGCGCGGTGGATCGCTGGCAAAGCTTCTAAGGCGACTGCCATACGCTCTGCCCCTTCAATCCAACCAGTGCGCGCCAATGCAAGCGCGCCTTCATAACCCGCGCCCAAATCCCACGAATAATCCCTATCGTCATGCATCGAATTGCGGCTGGACCATGTACGCTTGGCAGCATCAATGAACGCAATGACTGATGGCAAATCATTATGGTGCATGTTAACTTGTTTGGACATTTGATCGGTTTCCTATGTGTCAGATCGGCGAAAATGATTTAAGCTTTTTCGCCGATCCGCGTCATGTATCGTGTGAGGCAGGGATTAAACCCTGCCCTATATGCCGTCAAGCTTTAAATCGGTTCATAGGTACGATTGTTTCCAGCTTCAAACGCTCTGATGCTTTTATGCCTTTCCAGATGAATGTGTCTGCACACTTCTCCCATGTCCAACCGCGCGAAAGCATCTGGAAACCATTGCGCGATGCACGCGGTGAAAAGATATGCCGGACTTTCAGCTTCTCCGCTTCGCTACGCAGCGCTTGCACATATCCACGCCAATCATCGTTAGGGCAAATCGCTGCCTCAACCGCAAGATCATATGTGATGGTTACAAACGAGAAGCGTTCTAGCGTCGCAGCATCAAGCGCTTGACGGCCCACATATTCCGCATCAGCGCCAGTTCCATATGTGTTGCCGGCAGCAAGCACAACAAAATCAGGATGGCGCTTAACTAAACCATCAGGGAAGGGGCAAGAATCATTTTCAAATGCTGCGTTAAATGCCGTAAATGCTGACGCGTCACATGCATCGGCTTCATCAAGCAAGAAAAGGCCCCCAAATTCATACGCTTCGCGAAAAGGTGTGCGCGCGACAATAGGCGAGCCATTAAGTTGTGGGCACATAAATCCCATTAATGCCTCAGGACTATCAACCTTGGCAGCCATGTAGAATTTAAGCCCCATTGCAACCGCGATTTGCATTGCCAAGGTTGTTTTACCCGATCCGGCTGGACCAACCAGATAAGGGTTCAAGCCAGCAACGCACAAATCTAGCACATCGTCAAAAGCATTGTGTGTGCCGTCAAGCTGGACTGTTTTCTTATCGCCGATTGTTACGTCAACCTTACGTGGCGTTGCGTTCTCAAGTTCATTAATGCGCGTATGTGCCGCTTTGACCTTTTCACCCATTTCCGCCAGTTCGGCCAGCAACGGCGCAATGTCGATTTGTTGTGTGTCACCCATAGGAGCAGGGATCGGCAAAGGGGCGTTCACAACGTCCACCTTTTTAGTCCAACCCTGCTTTTCGCACATCGCGATTGCATCAGCCGAATTGCGTGCAGCAACCGAAAACAACGCACGCAGTTCATGCGAACGCAGCTTTTGCGCAGTTGCGAAAGGCACGCCACAAGCTTCTGCCAATGCACGCGCTTCTGCAAACATGCTTTCGGTCCAAACCGCAGTCGGATGCACGCGCGAGCCATAGATGGTTTCAACGTGCGCAACCATTTCGCGGATGAGGTTCAAGTTAGTCATTTTCGGTTCCCATTAATGTGATGTATCGTGTGCCGTTGCTTATGGGGCAACGGCAAAACCGCGTCAAGCTATTAATGCCTGAGGTTTAGCAGAAAAAGATTATATTTTTCTGCTAAACCAAAATCATCCATTTTCAGGCGTCAAAATGTGCGATTAAAATGCCGTTGCAATCAGGGACCGGGCAGTTCAGATATGTGTGATTGATTATGTGTTTTTTAGAAACACGTGCAAGCCAGCCGCAATCTGGGCATTCGGTTTTAATGCCCCATGTTGGGACTTTTTTGCGTTCCAACGTGAGCGTGATCTCACCATGCGGGATAGGCCCAAGCTCGTCTAGCATGGTCATACCCCATGAATGCCATTTCTCGCCTGCGTAGGTTGCCTTACAGTCGCCTTGTAAGCCAAGTGTATCCTTGGCCAGCTTGCCAAATGACTTGCGGTCATGGGTGCGATCGCTCAGGTTGTAGTCCAACGCACAATGGCACAGCTCATGCGTCAGTGTGTCGGCGATGCTCGCTTCATTGACCTTTGTGCCGTCTTTCAACGTTGGGTTTATGAAAATCTCATAATGGTTGTCAGCGCTGCTCTCAGGGAAAATGATTTCCCCGATTGCGCTTGAACGAATGCCGGTTGACGGGAAACCGATGCTGGCGCGGATGTTGAGCGGCAAGGGAAATCCAGCCGCTTCGAACTGCGGCCTATGTGCCATAATGCAAGCGTTCAACCAAGCTTCGCGCGTTTCGTACATTTCCATTGTTCAGTTCCTCGTGTGTGTGTGTATCGTGTTGCTTAGGCGTAAATAGGCTTGCGCGTGCAAATGCCAGCGCCGTAATCGCGGTTCATTCTCGTGCATGCGCGAAGGGCCGCATCAAGCGTTTTGTAGGATGTGACCTTGCCAGTGATGCGGTTGGTAACTTCGTGGCGGATCGGATCGGACATTTGAGCGGTTCCTTGTGTGTGTATCGTGTCTGTGAGACTGCTATTAATGGCATGATGTGAGGCAGTCAAGCGAAAAAATGCATGTGAGAAAATTATTTTATGTCAGTTGCAAACGTTCGGCAAATCCATGAGCGATCAGATCGTTTAAGAATTGCGGTGGATAGCCTTTCGATGCACGCAAGCCACGCGCACGCAGGTTCAATATGCGGTTATCATGTCGCAAACCATTATAATGGAAAATATCATCTCTCCACTCACCATGATAAATGGCCCACGCCGCGCGATGTGCTAGCACGTCAACGCCACATATTTGTGATTTATGAATGCCTGATCGTAGTCGGGTTGTGAATGCCGGAACATTAGCCCATCTGGCATTATATTGTGCACCCAATTCAGGACGTTCGCGCCAAAAGAACAATCCGTTATTATAATCGTATTCAATTGCTTCGTTCAACTCTGCAAGTGTTAGCTTATTCATTGTGTAAACCTTTAACGGTTAAGATCAGGTTAGATCGTGAGGGATCAGGTAAGTGCATGACAGATCGTGCGATGTCAAGAAATCGCGTAAGTTACTGAAAACACTGACGTTTTTAAGATCAGGTAAGATCAGGTAAGATCATTATACGCCCATTTTTGTGATGAAATGATGATATACTTATAGTTGCATAGGTTATTATTGTTTAGTGATGCTTTCTTTTTCAAAAACGTATATATGGGGATCATACACGATCTCTCACGATCTTACCTGCTCATGCCCGGATTTCCCGGTTTGTTCCGTTCTCGTGCGCACAAGTGAACTGATAGGGGTGATGTGTTCACTAGTTGACTGAAAGTCGTTCACTTTCTGAACTGTTTCGGCTAAAGGTTTAGGGTTCATTGGTCGGATGTAGTACCCTTGTGATGCATGGTTGGTATTAATGCCTGTACCCGGCTGACACTGCTCCTAAGATCGTCACACTGTCGATAAAAAAGCAATAAGATCAATAACTTAAGAGATCTCTTAATTTAACATAATGTTCATTATCATTCTGAACACTGTTCAATTGCGCCTATCTTATTGATTTCTCAGGGATTCGCTATTTCGAACTGGCCGACCGCCACTGGGCCGGGGGGCAGGCGGGCCAACGTTTACGTTCATGCCCGGACGCACGAAAATTTTAAAAAATTCAGCTAGAGTTATAAACCTTAACACGCTATATCATCACTACCCTAAACCCCTAGGAGTGATCTACATGTCTGACAGAACACACGAAAATCCCGTAGAGTTCGAACGCGATATGCTTGAAAAGATGAAGCAGCAAGGGATCAGCGATGACGATGCAAAGTATGTGATGAAAATGGTAAGGCATGTAGGAATGAATGTGACGAAGGAGTTAGATGCTGCAACTAGGGAGTCGCCGGAGCACTTACAGGCGAATATCTTTCATATGTCAGTCATGGCGATCTATAATACGGTGGTAACGATCAGGGATGATGCCATGGCTGAGTATGAGAAAAATAATCTTAAGCATTAATAGGAGGTCACGATGGATGACCGTGAGGACCAAGAAATAGTAGAGATACCAGAAGAGGGGTTGTTGGTCTTTACTGAGGCAAATGCTGCTAAGGTATTAGGTATGAGTGTGAAGAAGCTTAGATCGGCTAGGAAGCGAGGGAAAATAAGTTATCTGTCGCGCGGGGATGAAATTTACTATGAATTTGAGGAAATACAGAAGCGTACAGCAGAACAAATATTGTGCGATGCATTTGATGGTAAGCCTTTAAGAGTCTATGAGTATTAATAGGGGACTGATATGTTCATCAAGTTGACAGAAGTGCATGGGGTAGAAGAACTTGGGATTACTATTAATAGCGATCAGATAGTCTGGTATGACCGGGCCAATGGGGATGAGTTGATGAGCAGGATTAAGATGATGGATGGTAAGCTGGTATGGGTTAAGGAGTGCAATTCAGAACTGGATTACATGTTAGGGACTAAGCGGTTTCTTGATGGTCTTGATTATAATAAAAATAATCAAGAACAGCAAAATGATGTGGTGGGAGATTAATAAAGCCTCTGAGAATGATAAAAAACATTCTCAGAGTATAAATGCCAATGCATTAATTACTCCCCTGATAGGGTTTTAATGTTAGGCTTGAACTGAGAATTGTTTTTGATATTTTAAGCGGATGTTTCAGCTTGAACGCACGCCGGAGATTGTCGAGGCGCTGACCGAAGCGCTGTTTCAGACGCGCGGGGACATGATCGCGGCCTGCCAGATGCTCAAGATACGGTACCGGCATGTCGTCGCGTGGATGCAGGCCGATGCGGATACCGCGCAGGCGCTCAAGGAGGCGCAGAAGCAGGGTTGGATGCGGCTAGAGAACGCGGCGATGCAGCGCGCGGTCGAGGGTGTGCCCAAAGGGGTCTATTACAAAGGCAAGTGCGTCGGGGTCGAGACGGTCTATTCGGATGGGCTGCTGAGTCAGATGCTCAAGGCCAGAGTGCCCGGCTACGGTGAGGACGGGGGGCATTCAGGCATGACGGTCAACGTCGCGGTCATGCCAAGGGCGAACTCGTATGAGGAGTGGACAGTTCAGCGCAATGCGGCGCTGGCCGGGGGCCGTGAGAGTACTGCTTCGCTTGCGGCCTCCGAGCGGGTGATAGAAGGCAAGACTATTAATGGCATGCCTGATGTACTGTAGGAGCGGACCATAGATGCGGTCTGGGAACCACAACCGGGGCCGCAAGCGCTTGCTGTATCAGCGAGGTTTATCACTGAATTATTATATGGTGGTGCGCGTGGCGGTGGCAAGACAAGCTTCTTGCTCGGGGATTACTTACAGGACGTTGACCAAGGGCCGGGATGGAAGGGTATCCTTTTTCGTAAGACTTATCCTGAGCTGGAAGAAATCATATCCCAGGCCAAGGACATGTATTTACACCTTGGAGCAACATGGAAGGTTTCGGATCGGACGTTTACGTTCCCGACTGGTGCCACGCTGAAATTACGGCACATTGATAGTGATGATGACGCAAGCCACTATCAGGGGCATTCTTATGCATGGGTTGGATTTGATGAAATCGGTAACTGGCCGAACCTGAGCAATTATAATAAGCTCAAAGCGACACTGAGAAGCACTGATATTAATGTAACGCATATGCGGATCAGAGCGACAGCGAACCCCGGTGGGCCGGGACACCATGCGGTTAAGAACTATTTTATAGACCATAACCCTCAGGGCTTTGAAATGGTCAAGAGCCAAGAGGGTACTACACGGATGTTTATTCCTGCTAAGGTCACAGATAACAAGATACTATTAACAGTCGATCCTCAGTATATAAGCCGGTTAAGAGAGGTGGGAAGTCCTGAGTTGGTAAGAGCGTGGCTAGAGGGTGACTGGAATGTCATTACGGGAGCGTATTTTCCAGAGTTTAGCACGTTGGAACACGTCATTGACCCGTTCTCTATACCGCCGTACTGGCTTAAGTTTATGTCAGGCGATTGGGGTAGTGCTAGTCCCTTTAGTTATCACTGGATCGCTGTTTCTGATGGGACTATTAATATACCTGATCCTAGACCGCCAGATGTGAACTGCCCGGTAGGAATGACGATACGCCCACCAAGGTTAATCCCTAAGGGTGCCTTAGTCGTGTATCGGGAATTTTACGGAGCTTTGGTGGGGATGATAAATGTAGGGCTAAGATGGCCCGCGAGTCGGGTTGCGGAAGGGATCAAGGCAAGGACACCCAGGGGTGAGAAAATTACGTTTAGGGTTATGGACCCTAGCGCTTTCAAGCAGGATGGAGGGCCTAGCCATGCGGAGGTTATGGCAAGGGCCGGGGTATATTTTAGAGCCGCTGATAATACTCGGCTTCCGGGTTGGGGTGCTATACGGGAGAGGCTTACGGGACTCGATGCGGACCCAGACATTAATAATGGTGTCGGTGTACCGATGTTGTATATCTTTAATACATGCCCGAACCTTATAAGGACATTGCCAGCATTACAGCATGACAGTAAAGACCCAGAAGATTGTGATACCAACGGTGAGGATCATGCGCCGGATGACTTGCGGTATGGCTGTATGGCACGGCCTTGGGTAAGACCTAAACCACCGCCGGAGCCATTAATGCCTAAGACATTAGAGACGGTGACACTAAACGAGCTATTTACGGACCATGAGAGGAATATCAGGGTGGATTACGGTCTGTAGGGTTATAGAGCTTTCTCAGGAAGTTGACAATACGGGTTTGCCAGCCGGGACCAGTATTGCGGATGCGTTGGGCTAATTCAGGTTCCATTCTGAGTGTTACGTTTTTCTTTTTGAGTTCTTTCGGGATGCGGGGACGCCCGCGTGACTTGCGGTTTTCGGGTTCGCACACTGTTCCACTCCCGCTACTCCCCGAGTTATGTCATAATATTAATGCAGTTAAAAAAAGTCAACGTTTTTCTGCATTGGCGGGAAATACGGCTTTTTGGCATTTGCGTAAAATGCGATATTGAAATCCTTTAATAAAGACTTGATCCAGTTTGAAGTCGGGCGTAAGCGTGTTCGCCGCGAGGGCTAGCGTCATGGCTTCAAAGGCTGATAACAAATATTTGACGCAGCAAAACCCCGAAGGTGCTGCTACTGAGCGGCGCGGCTATTGGCAATCACAGATCGAAAAATCTAACAAGCGCTGGTATACATTTGAAACTGATGGTGACACAGTTTTAAACCGCTTTATGCTTGAAAGTGGTTATGTTGGCGATAAGTACAACATATTATATTCGTCCACAGAGACAATCAAGCCAAGTCTGTACGGGCAAACGCCTAAGGTGCAGTGTAAAACCCGACAGCAAGACACCGAAGATAACATTAAAGTCGCTGCGGCTATGTTGCTTGAGCAGATCGGGCAATATGCAGTCGATATGCTTGATTTTGACTATGTTATGCAGAATTGTGTCGCTGATTATTGCTTACCCGGTTTAGGGGTTGCGTGGGTTCGCTATGATCCCAAATTTTCCAAGAAGCCTGTTAATGATAATGATGATGAAGAGGCACAAGCCGAAGGTGCTATTCAGGAAACATTGACGTTTGAAGGTTTAGCGCTTGATTATGTCACATTTAAGGATTTTCGGTGCGGGTTAGCGCGCAATTGGTTTGAAGTTCCTTGGGTTTCGCGTAAGGTGTACTTTTCCAAGTCCCAAGCTACTGAGAGATTTGGGAAAGAGAAAGCCAACAAGCTGAAATATAGCTTTAATGCACAGAATATCAAGAATAGGACTGGTGAGCGGTCTAACTCTGATGATGGCGCGACTAAACAAGCGATTATCTATGAGATATGGGATAAAGTTAATCTCGAGGTTGTATGGTATTCGGATGATTACGAAGATGACGTAATTGATGAAGTTGATGATCCATATAAGCTTGAAAACTTCTTTCCATGTCCACGCCCATTAAGGGCTGTATGGTCGCCGAGAAGCTTTATCCCGAAAGCGCTCTATAGTCAGTATAAGCCACAAGCTGCGGAGCTTGATCGGCTGACAGAGCGTATACGCTATCTGACAGAGGCATTAAAGGTCCGTGGTTTGTATGACGGATCGCAACCGAATTTGTCTAATGTGCTGGATGGTCCCGGCAATAAGATGATCCCTATTCAGGATTGGACGGGGTTCATGGGAAATGGGGGACTTGAGGGTGTCGTTCAGTGGGTTCCTATTAAAGACGTTGTTGAGTGCCTTTCGCAGTTATTCAACCAACGTGAGATATGCAAAAATGAGATATATGAGATTACTGGCTTTGGCGATATTATGCGGGGGATCAGCAAAGCGAGTGAAACGTTAGGCGCGCAAGAGATTAAGTCTGATTGGGCAACTGGTCGCCTTAAGGACATGCAGCGAGAAGTCCAACGGTTTTGCCGGGACATTATTCGGATATTCATAGAACTAGCTGCCGAGCATTTTAGCAAACAGTCATTAATGCTCTATAGTGGAATTACGATCCCACCGCCAACGCCTGCGGAAGTCCAAGCGGCAAGCCAGTACAAGCAAGCACAAGCACAGTTTCCGCAGCAACAGCAGCAATATGCGCAGATGGCGCAACAGGCTCAGGCTCAGGGACAACCACCGCCGCCACCACCGCAACCCCCACAAGCGCCACCACCGCCGCAAGGGGAAGTCATACGACAGATGTTTGACAAGGTAGTGGCACTCATAAAGAAAGATAAATTACGGGTTGCTGCAATAGGGATTGAAACAGATTCTACGATCCTGCCTGATGAACAGAAGGAACGTGAGGATCGGATGCAATTCCTGTCAAGTATGGGGGCATTCTTACAGCAAGCCGCGCCTTTAGCCATGCAATTCCCTGATATGCGGGGATTGCTAGGCGGTATAATGATGTTCACATTAAGGACATTTAGTGCCTCTAGGCCGCTTGAAAAAGAGTTTGAGAACTTCCAAGCGAAATTGCAAGCTGCACCACCTACACCACCACCGGGACAGAACGATGCGGGACAAGCTGCACAAGCGGTTGCGCAGATCAAGGCGCAGAATGATGCTCAAATCGCCGGACAGCAAGATCAAACCAAGCGATACGAAATCGACAACCATACCCAAAACGAAAGACTAAAGCTGCAACAGGATCATGAGTTCCGTATGGGACAATTGAGCTTGCAATCACAACAGAACGATTTGCAGAGCAAGAAGCTCGGGCTTGATACGCTTGGTGAAGAACGTGCGCATGATTTGGAGAAGCAACGGACTGCCGTTGCTGCCGCGCATGAAATGACAGCATTAACAACGGGCCATGCTCAAGATGCCGTACAAGCGGAATTGGATCGCCAGCATGAAGCACAACAGAATGAAGCTGATCGGCAAAATGATGGTGATATAGCGCAATTGGGGCAAGAATATCAGAATGAGCGGATTGGTATTAAGCAAGCACATCAACTAGAAATGGAAGATAAAAAGGGTGTGCCGGGTGGTGATGGTGGAAACGGATAGGAGTAAGGGTTATGCCACTTAAAAAGGGTAAGAGCCAGCCTGTTATATCGGGTAACATTAAAGAAATGGTCAAAGCTGGATACCCTCAGAAACAAGCTGTAGCTGCATCACTTAATCAAGCTGGTAAATCGAAACCGCCGCAAGGGAAAAAGGGTAAATGACAGACTTATTTGAATATCCAGCGGACCATGTAGGGACACGACACTATGTCAGTGTTCGCGGGTATTCACGGTCTATACCGAGGTATAAGACTTTTCGCGGAACGGATGGCTATAATCGTGTGTTGCCTGAGTTCGGCGGGGTTGAACAGCCTTATACTTCGGATAGCCCGTTTATAATGCCCGATAAGCAGCCGTATGTGTCCCCTATGGATGGATCGTACATAACAAGCCGTTCTGCCCATAGGGAACATATGCGTAAACATAATGCAGTGGAATGCGGTGATAGACCTGTTGGTGAGCTTAAACCACAACAAGGGCGAAAGCTTTCGGGTAGAGATATTGCTGACGTGATACGTTCGCTTGGAGGTCATTAATGGCTGGTATTGACGACATTGACATTACCAAGGATTTAAACGGCGTCCCCGCGCAGGGTGATGCGGTTCCGGTCAATCAGCAACCGCCGCCGCAGGATGCGCCAGACGGGGACAAGCCCGAACCGCGCAAGAGCCTCAGGGACACGCTCAGTGATGCGTTCCGGGGTGAGGAAGCGCCCAAGGTTGAGCCAGCGCCGGAGAAGCCCGCAGAGCCGGTTAAGCCGGTTGATGCCCCCGAACTGGTCAAGGTCGGCGATCGCTTTCATCGGCGTGACGGTAGCTTTGCCTCCAAGGAGGAAATCGACGCTTTTACCGCTGGCGATAAGCCGCAAGGCGAAGCCCCCGCCGCGCCAGCCCTGCCACCATGGGCGGATAAACTCACAGACCTAGAAAAACAGCAATTCCATGCGCTTCCTGCGGAAACTCGGCAATTCGTCGAGCGGACAATGGAAGGCATGAATAAACGCGGAGAGCAATACAACGAATATGCATTAATAGATCAGGTTATAAACCCGCGTAAAGAGGGATGGGCCAACAACGGTATGACTCCGTTAGTGGCTATTAATAACCTTCTAGCTTTGTCAGATTTCGCTGGACGCGATCCCGGTCAATTTGTGTTATGGTTTTCAGACCAGCACAGATTAAACCTCGATCAACTCCTAGACGCTCGGGATGCCGCTAAAAACGGTCAGCCTAATAATCCGCAAATCAATGGTTTGCAACAGGAGATAGCGCAACTTAAAAACGTCATTAATGGTTTTGCTGACACATCGGCGCAGCAACAGCAGGTTAATCATATGCGTACGGTGCAGATGTTTGCTGATGAGAAAGATGCGAATGGAAACATAGCGCATCCGTATTTCGGTGAACTGGCCGACGATATTGCTAATCATGTCATGTTGATCCGGCAACAACAGCCTTACTTGCCAGAGCATGATATTCTTAAAGCCGCTTATGACTTTGCATCGTTTAACAATCCAGTTGTTCGTAATGCATTACAGCAGTCAAGAGCGCAGGCTGATAAGAGTAAAAATGCGCAAGAAGCGACTCGGGCGCGACAGGTGGGAGTTTCTATTAATGGCGGTCCCGCAGGGGATACAAGCAAGCAGCCTATAAATGCAAACCGAACCCTCCGTGAAACTCTTGTTCATGCGTTTAATCAGGCGCAGGAATGAAATTAGGAAGGATCGGCTATGGCTAGTCCCAATGTTAGCGAGATCGTCACAACGACTCTTGAATGGCGTAGCAAACAACTTGCTGATAACGTTACCAACAATAACGCGCTATTAAAGCGCTTGCAAGATAAAGGCAAGATAAAGCCGACTGATGGCGGTAATCGCATTATGCAAGAGCTGGAATACGGGCAGAACGGAACGTTCACATGGTATTCTGGCTATGATACCCTTAATATCGCGCCTAGTGATGTGCTGACCGCCGCTGAGTATGACTGGAAACAGGCTGCGGTTGCGGTCACAATGTCTGGATTGGAGGAATTGCAGAATAGTGGTCAAGAGCGGGTTATAGACTTGCTAGAGGCTCGTATTAACAATGCTGAAACAACCATGCAGAACAGCATGGCTGCTGCCGTCTACGGTGATGGTACAGCCGCAGCCGGTAAAGCAATCGGTGGATTGGGCTTGTTGGTTGCTGACACTGGTGTCGGTGTTGTGGGTGGCATTGATAGTACAGCTTGGCCGTTTTGGGCTAGTCACAAATTCGCGGCAGTTGCCGATGGTGGCGCAGCGGCGACAACGGCCAATATGCTTAATTACATGAATAAAATGTGGCTTAATCTAGTTCGTGGTACAGATAAGCCAGATTTGATTGTGGCTGATAATGCTTTCTACTTGCTTTATTGGGGCGCATTATTGCCTAATCAGCGGTTTACATCACCGGATATGGCTCAGGCTGGTTTTGAAAGCCTTAAGTATATGAGCGCTGATGTTGTGTTCGATGGCGGTATGGGTGGTGCCTGTCCAGCGAACCATATGTTTTTCTTGAACACGAAATACATATACCTACGCCCGCATACAAATAGGCAATACGTGCCATTGTCGCCGGATCGCTACACGAACAATCAGGATGCTTTCGTCAAGTTGATTGGGTGGGCTGGCAACATGACTACATCAGGACGTAAGTTCCAGGGTGTATTAATAGCATAACGTCGAGCATTTGCCCCCGCTCGGTGTTGGGTGTTGCCGGGGAAGGATTGGTTCCCTCCGTTACTATCCCCGGCAACACTATTAATGGAGTTCAAAATGGCTGGTAATTCATCAATTGAAGGCTTGGCTCCCGGTCCAGATGGCACGCTATTACGGTTTATGTATGATAGCGCCAAGAATGAATATGCATCTGTAGCCGAGGGTAGAGCTATATTTGATACCGTTTTGTATGTGGATGTTATTGCGCCGGGCCAAATGGCAAGTACGCCTCGCTTTGAGCTTGAGCGCGTATGGTCGCCGCAATCTTTAGCTGCGTTGGGATTGGTCGAACCTAGCCAAAAGACGCATAAATATGTTGAATTTCAAGAGCAGATCGAAAAGTTTAAACGTCTTGAAGGCGATCAGGATTTGGGTGGTACGCCGCTTAAAATGTGGCCGCGTATTGATCGTGGTCTGGCCTCGACGTTGGCAGCTATTAATATTCATTCGGTCGAAGCCTTGGCGGCGATACCCGATAGCAGCCTTGACCGGATCGGTATGGGTGCAATGGAATTGCGGGAACAGGCGCGGTCTTTCTTGAATGTCGCTCTGGATAGTAAGGACACGTCTGCATTGACTGGGCAAGTATCGGAACTGACAACCGAGAATAAACGTCTGCGCGATGCGCTCGATGTTGCAAATGTGCAAGTTCGTGATTTGCAGAAGCAGATCGGTAAATTGTCAGAGAAATCAAGGCTTGCTGATCCCTTAGGGAGTTTTAAGCCATGACACTATTTACTATAGTGCAATCTGTTATGGACAGCAATGGGTGGCAACAGCCTGTTACTGCGGTTTCGTCGTCTATAGATCAGAACATGCGTCAGAGCTTTGCGCTGTGTAATAAATCATTGCAGTCAGTATCCTTTAAAAAGGATTGGCCGACACTTATACGTGAATATACGTTCTATACAGTTGTAGATCAACCTACATATCCATTGCCTGCGGACTTTCATCATTTGGTTGCGCCAAGCGCTTGGAATGCTGCGCAATATTATGCGATGAAAGGTTCGTTGACCTCTATGCAATGGTATAGACGAGTTATTAATGGTTTCCTTGATTGGCGTTCGGGTTTTCGTTTGGATACTGTTGGAAAGACATTTCAGATTTCACCGACGCCTAGTGCTCCGCTGGAAATCGTATTTATGTACGTAACTAATCTGATTGCAAATGACGTAAACGGTGTAGCGATACCAAAATTTGCTCAGGATACAGATGTACCATTAATAGACGAAGACTTAGTGGAGTTAGATTTTAATTGGCGTTGGCGTCAGAAAAAGGGTTTGGATTTCTCTGCCGAGATAGCCGAATTAACGGGAACGATGAATACTCGTATGGCGCAATATCTTGGCATGGGTGAGCTTAGAGTTGGTGGTGATGGGTTCTATAACGCTCCGATCACGCAGCCGATGACGGGTGATTATTGGCCTCAGTTTACGAGCTAAATTATGGCTGCTAGGCAATCACCAATAAACACACAACAACGGGCAAAGCCGTATGTTATACCCGCGCCTATTGGTGGTTTGAATGGTCGTGATGGTCTGGCGGTTATGGATCAGACTGACGCTTATGAAATGTATAATATTCTGCCCGGTACAACATCGTGCAATGTGATGCCGGGATGTACAATCTTTCAGGCAAATTGTAATGCTCCTGTTACATCATTAGAGGTATTTGCTGGTGGAGCTACGCAGAAGATTATAGCTTTTGCCGGAGCAAATGTTATTGATGTAACAGTGAATGGCACGCAGAATATTTTAAAATCTGGTATCCATTTGCCGCAAACGCAAGCAACAATGTTTTCAACGGTTGCAGACAGTCATCAGTTCCTGATTATTACAACTGGTCAGGATACGCCAATGAGCTTTGATGGGACAGCAATAACGAATTTGGCTATTACTGGTCTTAATGAGCCTGATGTGAATTTGAATTTCGTCTGTCCGTATCAAGGTCGCTTATTTTGGGGAACGGTTGGGAAGCTTGGTTTTTATTTTCTCCCGCCCGGTCAAATTCAAGGCGCGGCTTCATGGTTTGATTTGGGTCAAATGTCGGTGATGGGAGGTTATTTACAAGCTATAGCGACATATTCTGATGATGCTGGAAATGGTCCAAACGATTATATAGTGTTTATCTCTAGTAGAGGTGAATACTTTATGTATCAGGGTATAGACCCAAGTAATGCAGCGGATTGGACCTTTGTGGGTCGTTATAGGGGCGGTGGGCCTATTGGTCGTAAATGTGTTATAGACTATGCTGGTGATATACTTATTCTTACAACCACTGGTGTACAGCAATTTAGCCAGATACGTAAGTATAATGATATTCGCTATGACCTTACGCCACTATCTGCAAAGCTAGGTGATATTCTTTTACAGAATAATGTTAATAAAGATATATGGGGCTGGTGTATGCAGCTCTGGCCCGCTGGTGGCATGTTGATTATTAATACGCCTGTTTCCAATAGTCAGGCTGGTCAGTATTATCAGTTTGCAATGAATACTATTACGCAAGCGTGGGGTTGTCGTAACTCGCGTGAATGGGATGCTATTTGCTTTTGCATGTCTGATAAACAGGTTTATTTTGGCCGTTATGATGGTTCAGTTCGTTTGGTTGGCGGATTATATGATAATGGCAATACTATTAATTTTTCGGTGAAACAGGCATATAATTCATTTCAGGAAGAAGGATATAAATTATATCATTGGGCACAGTTTCTTGTGCGTTGTGATGCTCCTGTTAGCATGTCTGCAACATTGGCTGTTGATTATAAAGAGATAGCCCCGCCGTCGCCAGAATTTGATATTGGTGTTGATGTAGGTGCTGCGTGGGATACCGCGATATGGGATCAAGTGTCGTGGGGTTATGGATTATATACGCAACGGTGGATCGCAGCATTTGGTAATTATGGGTTTACGGCTGCACATTGGTTAATTGGTAGCATTGGCGGTGCGACCTTACAATGGTTCTCGACTGAACACGTATATGAGAAAGCGAGCGGTTTGCTATGAAATGCGTTCCCGCAGGCGAGAATACGGAACTAGTTGGCGCGTATGTCGGCGAGAAGAGCGGGTGTGGATTTGAACCTGGAATGTATCAGGCTTTAGCGGTCATTAATGAGAGTGGTGATTTCTGTGCCGGTGTTGTGGTTAGTGATTTTCGCGGGCATGATTGCCAAATGTCTTGTGCGGCTGAAACGTCTGTAGCGTGGCGCGGCAATGTCCTGAACACGATATTTGAATATGTTTTTAATCAGCTTGGTTGTGCAAGATGTACGGCTATAACGAAGAAATCTAATAGGCGTACAAGAGAGTTTTTAGAAGGTATAGGATTTCAGTTAGAAGGAAGGCTGCGTCTTGGTTTTGATGGCATTAAAGATGCCCTTATCTACGGCTTATTGGCGAGCGAGTGCCCCTATATCGCACACGATGATGGGGATGCATTGCAAGATGACAGAGCCCAACAAGTTGAGGATGAGACAACTATTAATGATGTCATTACGGCAGTGCATTAATGAGGACTAGCTTACTATGGGCAAGTCAACTCCTACAGCGCCAACCGCGCCTAATCCGACGCAGACAACGCAGCAACAGCAAGCGTATAACTTGCAGACTGCGCAGCAAAATGCAGAGCTAAATCGGGTTAATCAGCAGACTGCGCAAGGATCATTGCAGTATCAGGTAACGGGGACAAATCCCGATGGTACGCCGCAATATACGGCAACGCAGTCTTATAGCCCGACGCAGCAAGGATTGTATAATTCGCAGACGGGATTGCAGCAATCGCTGTATAATACGGCCAATAATAATTTAGCTGGTCAGGTTAATCAATCGCTGTCGTCGCCTTATGACATATCGAATTTAGGACAGATACAGTACGGTGCTAGCGGTGCGGCTGGTGGGAGCATTAATAATCAGTATGGTAGTGGTGGACCTATCCAGACAAGCTTGAATTTTTCCAATCTGCCAGCAATCCCGCAAGCCGGTGATTTTGCGTCCATGGGTCAGCAGATTAATAACTCGGTTTATAACCAAGCGACAAGCCGACTTGATCCGCAATGGCAGTTACAACAGCAACAGCTTGCATCTACTTTGGCAGCCAAGGGCGTCACGGAGGGGTCACAAGCGTACCAGAACGCTATGGATGAGTTTCAACGCCAAAAGACGGATGCATATAATCAAGCGACTTATTCAGGCATACAGCAGGGAGCGGCAGAACAACAGCAATTGTTCGGTATGGCATTACAGGGTCGCCAGCAAGGCGTTGCAGAAACCGCAGCGCAAGGACAGTTTGCCAATCAGGCGCAGCAACAAGGTAATCTTCAAAATTTACAAGCGGGGACGTTCGGTAATACCGCACAGCAACAAGCTTATACGCAGTCATTACAGAATGCGAACCTCAATAATGCAGCGCAAGCGCAGGCGGTTTCACAGTACGGTACACAGCGTAATGCGCCTCTTACTGCTCTGTCTTCGTTGTTAGGTAATGTAACTGGCGCCGGTGGGGTGCAGAACCCAAATTATATTAATGCACCACAAGCGAATGTTGCTGGTGTCAATTATGCTGGAATGGTCCAAGATAATTATGACAATCAGATGAAAGCATATCAACAGCAATTGGCACAACAACAATCAGCACTCGGCGGATTGTTTGGTTTAGCTGGTAGTGTAGCGAGTGTTATTCCGGGGGTCGGTGCTGCCGGTGGTCTGTTTAGCGGTGGTCTAGGTGGCGGTGGCGGCGGTGGATGGGCCTTTTGATAGGAGGTATTAATGTACGATTATTCTCAAGACCTAACGGACGATCAGAAAAACAAGATCGTTAATAGTATGTTCTTGGGTGCTATACCGCAAGTAACGCAGCAATGGAAGAATGATCCGCGTACAGTCGCTGCAAATAATTTAATAACGCAAGGGTCAAGCACGGCTCCGCTTTATGGTGGAACGGGTGCTCAAGTGGCTGGCGGTTTGGGTCGCATTGCAGCGGGTTTGCTAGGCGGTCGTTTGGCTAGGCAGCAATGGGGTCAATATGGTTTGGCGGATAATACGATTGCCAATCAGGTTACGGGTGCATTGGGTAATCAAGCCCCGCCGCCGCCCGCCGCTGCGATCAATCCCAATCTGGCAAATCCGATCCCGTCGAGCGGCAATCTCGCCGCAGCAACGCCGCAAGCGCCGGTTGGCATGGGTCAGGGTCTAGGCGGTGTCGCCGGGGCGCTTGGCGCGCAATTGCCGATCCAGCAACCCCCTACAGCGCCGACAGGGGGCGCGCCGCCAAACCCTCCGCTTGGCCCTACTGGCGGGGCCTTGGTCGATAATACGCCAGTTGCGCAAGCCGCGCCGGGTGCGCCGGTTCTTCCGGGTGCACGTGCTCAGGGGTTCCGCAGTTATCAATCGCCTGCGTGGGATAGTGTCGAACAACAAGCGGCTGATGAATACCATATCCCGGTTTCGATGCTCCAAGCTGTAAGGTTAGCAGGAGAAAGAACAAATACAGGTGTAATCAGTCCTGCGGGTGCTAATACCGTTTATCAGATTACGCCCGGTACTCGAAACGGTATTCAGAACAATTATGGTTTTGATCCCTATTCATCGCCATTAAATTCTGCACGTGGAGCGGCTGCGGTGTTATCGGAAAATATGAAGGCAACGGGCGGTAATCAGGCTGAGACGTTTGCGCGGTATCATGCTGGTACGGGTGGCACTCGTGGACCTATTAATGCTGCATACGTTAATAGGACGACTGGCTATACGGGTGCTGGTCAAACTGTTGGGCAACCCGGTCCTGCTATTAATACTACAGCAGCTACGTTAGCTCCGGTACGAACATTTACCGCGCCGCAACAAGCTGTGCCGGATTTACCGCCGCCGCCGACGCCAGTGGAAAATCAGCCGTTGCCAGATCGTGTGCAATCGGCGCGTATGGAAGTGGCACAACGTTTGTTGGCAAATACTCCGCTAACTGGCGGGGCACGCTTAATAGCCATGCAGCAAGCAGAAGCCGATCCCGGTATTGCTGATGAACAAAAAGCGCGTGAAGATGAATACACGGCTAATGTTCAGATGGCACGGATGCGGGAAGAATCTGCGCGTAATCTTTATAATACGGAAGCCAGTGCATTGTATCAGGCACCAATTGCGGAGCGTGCCGCTATTCAGGCGAACAATCAAGCTAACCAGTCTACGGCATTCCAAGGGGATATACAATCATCACTTAAGCAACAAGAAGCTCAAGATACAATAACAGGAAAGATATTAGAAAATCAAGAGAAAGGCGGGGGCGGAAAACCTGTTACTGGTCAGATGCTTAAAGACTTGCGCACTATGTCTGATCAGAGCGAAGCTATAGATCGGTTGCGTCAGGGTTTTAGAGATGATTATGCCGGGTATGGTGTGGATGCATATGGTAATTCTGTTTTAGCTACTAAGGGAGCATTGCCAGGTTTTATGCAATCTCAGGGCGACTTAGATCAAGTGCAGTGGTGGAGGGATTATAACGATTTAGATAATGCTGCTATACATGGGTTATACGGCGCAAGGCTCAACGATACAGAATTGAAAAGATGGCGGAGGTATGCTGTAGGGCCGGGCGATAGCGCGGCTACAATTCGTACTGCTATAGATGAACGTCAGAAGATTCTTCAAAACCATTTTGGTACTGTTGGTAAAGCGGCATCTGATGTGTATAATCCTAAAGAAGTTTATGACTTAATGGGCGGTGATGATTACGTTAATCGTGCGCAAGCGTTTAATCAGTATTACACTAAGAAATATACGCCAACGCCCGGTGTCGGTACTCCGGGGATAACTTCGCCATCATCTACCAGTGCAGCAGCCAATAGAGTTATCACATTAGGTAATGGTATGCAGGTAATCAAAGACCCTGCAACGGGTAAGATTACTGTAGTTGGTGGTGCAACACGACAGAACTTGCAACCCGGTCAAACGCGCAATGACTTGCGTGCAGGATTTGGAGGCTAGCAATGGCTGGTCAGGAATTAACCGATCCTCGCTTAATAGCGGAGTTCAACGATAGGCAAGCTGCGGCTGATGCCGGTTTGGATTTCGACAAGATCAGCCGATCACAACAATATAAAGACACGCTTGAGAACAATTTGAAGTTTGGCCGCAATACTGGATTTGCTGGTATAGGCTCGATGGATAATGAGGGTAGTGTTGGCAATAGCTGGTTTCGTGGGCAAGTCGGGCAAGCACTGGAAGGGGCCGCGCAGGGTATTACGCGCTTGGGCAATACGGCTGAAAAAGCCATTGGCCTTGATCCGAACCAAGGTGCGCTTGGTGGTGAGGGGATGTTTAGCGATGCGGCTGTAGATTACAACGATGCACAGGCACGCATTAATGCTATGCGCCATGCGCAGGGTATGCAAGCACGCGGGCGTACTGGTCCTGATTTGGCTGCAATGGCAGGGTCATTAATGACACCTATGATTGGCGGTGGTGCGGGCAAAGGGATTGTCGGTGCAGCTTTGCACGCAGCGGGACAAGGAGCCATTCAAGCCGGATTGCAGCCGGTGGACGATACATCGAAAGACGATTTCTGGACACAGAAGGCCATGCAGATTGCAAGCGGGGCGGGAACAAGTGCGGCGGTGGGCACAGCTTTGAAGGTGCCGGGGGTGGTGGCGGGTGCATTGGGTTCTAGGGCCGCAGACGTGGCGCAGAATGTGGATCGGTTTGACCGCCTAGGCTTGACCCCCTCACTGGCTGAGACAAGCCCTAGTCGGGGTACACAGCAGGTTTCCAAGGCGTTGGCGGGAACGCTTCTTGGTGGTCCGATTGCCAAACGCGCGGCGGGTACGCTTAGTGATTTGGGGGGCGTGGTTTCGGATACGGCTGACCAGATTGCCGGTGGTCAAGCTCCAAGCCGTTTTGATCTAGGACAACTATTAAAGAGTGGTCTTGAGAACTTTAGGGAACGTTTTAAAGAACAATCAGATGATAATTATGATGCTGTAAAAGCTATAGTACCTAAAGATACCATGGTTGATATGAATGATACTGTTAATGCTATGCGCGGGCCTGTTAATCAGTTTCCAAATGCTCCGGGTTTAGGTGAGGCGTTGTCTAGCCCTAAGCTTGCTAAATGGGCTAATATATTATCACTTCCAGATAATTTAGGCTCACAGCCTCTTTCATTTGCCGAAGCACATGCGATGCGTGCGCGTATAGGCGATTTGATGAATGCTAAACCAGGTGAGATAACTGATTTACCTACAGGCGATTTAAAGCAAGTTTACGGTGCTTTATCTGAGTCTATGAAAAATGCCTTGGGTGAAGGTACTCCTGAAAGAAAGGCATGGGACGATGCTTATAATTTCTATAAACAGGGTCGTAGTACAATAGATAACGTTATACAACCATTATTGAATAAGCCATCTGGCGAGAACATGGTTGACACTATACAGAATATGGTTAAACAAAATGGCGTAGGTGTTCAAACTGTTAGAAACTCATTAGAACCCGATGATTGGGATAAAGTTGCTGGATATATGTTTAGTAATCTCGGTCAAGCTAGACCGGGTGAAGCTGGTGCATCGGGTCAAGCTTTTAGTATTAATAAGTTTTTAACTGACTTTAATACATTACGCCAAAATCCGGAAGCCTTTAATGCAGCGTTTGGCGGAACTAAATATGAACCGCTTGCTCAACGCTATCAGGACATAGCAGACATAGCCGATCAGGCTAAAAAGTCTGGTGAGTTTGTGAATAGGTCACAGTCCGCGAATGTCGGTGCTAATCTTGGAATAATAGGGGGTTTATTTACACATCCCCATATTGCTATTCCAACAGTAGCAAGCGGTTATACGGGTGCCGGTATCTTAGCCAATCCAACGGTCGCGCGGACTGTTGCTAATATGGGTCGCGCCTATCAAGCTATGGGGACAACGCAGCCGAGAACGCTAACTCGTTATTTGATGGAACAGACGGCGAAGCTTCATGGGCTTGGTATGCAGCAAATTCCGGGTGCGGCTGCTATTGGTGTAGGTCGTGCTATAGGAGGTCCGTAATGGCTTTTGTTGCCGATCCTACATATCAGACATTCGGAGCTTGGACGTTCGGTCATATGACCGGAGCGAACGAAGGTGGTCAAGCAACTCTAACACAACAGACTGCAACACTTGGTGCTTTGACGTTTTCTGCGACGACATTTAGTAAAGCTACTCCTACAAGTGGTACTATTAACGGTGCTACAGCGGGTTCTGTTATTACTGCGTCTGGTTTGCCGACTGGCTTAACTATTAATAGTGCTGCTAGGACATGGGCGTGGGACGGCACAGGAGTTATAAGCACTGGTTCTTTCACTTTGACTGAGACATTAAATACTGTCAGTAATAGCCCACATATAAGTACAATAAATTATAGTATTACGGCATAGGTAGGGATATACGATGCTTTATATGAGCCTCAGTGGCGATACTCAGCCTGAGAACACGCCTATTAATACAGAGATAGGTGTTATCGCCATGAACAACGACCCAAGCAACAGTGCTTGGGAATATAGCATTGTGTCTGATCCTGATGATGTATTCACGCTTGATGGTAATACGTTAAAGAATGCTGTTGTGTTCAATTATGATAATAGCCCGTCACATAGTGTCGCTATTAAAGCTCATACATCTGGACAGCCCGATGTTGTCAATTTTTTCACGATTGGCGTTTTGAACGTAACCGAGTCTAGCTCTAGTTCATGGCGGACAAACCGTAATATTATCGGCGGCGGTGGTTGGGCGACTGGTATTGATATTGCCGACGATGATACCAAGATTATCCGCAATGATGTAACGGGTGTGTTTTTCCGTAAAGACGCAGATGACTGTTGGACGCCATTAATGCGTAATGGTGATAATATCTACCTTACGGATATTATTGGTTGTGGGATATACGACGCAGCTATTGCCCATAGCAATTCCGATCATATGGCGTTTATCCAATGGGGCCGGTTGTATATGACAACCGATGGCGGCAAAACGCTAGAAGAGAATACGGCATGGATTGGCGATCCCAAGTGTGCGCCGAATGACAGCCTGCGGACCATGGGCGCGCCATTGCGGTATGATCCGGTTAACCCGTTCGTGCTGTTCTCTTGCACGCCAACGCACGGTGTCCGGTTCACCCTAGACGGCGGCAAGCAGTGGATCACGGTGCCGGTCGATCAGGTGCCGTTGCCGACCAAAGCAGCCATTGCCTTTGATGCGACTTCGGTGACGGATGGGCGTTGCATGTCGGTCTATATCTCGATTGGAACCGCGCTCTACTGGACTGGTGACGGTGGCTTTACATGGTGGATAGTCCCCGGCTCGGAAGATGCGCTGATATGCCATATCGCGGTTGATCCCTTTACCAGCTTTTTGCATGTCATCGGGCATCCGACAAACATGGATTATAATTCTTTTTATAACCGTTGGGATGGTAGAAATTGGCTTAACGCGACTAACGCACAAGGGCATTCTGTTTGTGTAAGTCCCGCTACGGGTTATGTCTATATTATGGATACCAGCGGTAGTACGTATTTATCTACAGACGGTGGTTTACATTTTTCCGGGTATATGGATAAGCACAGGGAAGCCGATAGGATCACATGGCATGAAACTACAGATGAATGGTATATGGCTAATGGGAATTTCTGTATAGATAGCCATGACGTGATCTGGATGGTAGAAGGAATAGGTGCGTGGACTTCCTTAGCGCCGCAAGCGCATATAAGCCTTTTAACGTGGACTGAGGCATCTGTCGGCTGCGAAAGCATGGTGATTGACAGTCTGAACATGAAGCCAGACGGAACGCTTCTCGCGGCTATGCATGACCGTACAGCTATGGTTATCCCTAAGCCCGGTATTGAGTATCCTACTATTAATGCTAATGATGGTGTGCGCTCAATCCGCCATAGCAACGGGATAGATTGGGCGCAAGACGATCCTGATTTTCTGGTCTGTACTGTCATGGAAGGTAATGGCATGTATAGCCCTAGCAACGGGGCAAACTGGTATAGCTTTGAAGGTGATATACGAGTACAGAGCGGGGATTATGGCGGCGGTAATATCATAGCATTTGATAGTAATACAATTTTGCAAGCGCAAACCAATGACGGTAAGTTCATGCGCACCGTTGACGGTGGGCGTAATTGGGATGAAGTTATTTTTGGTAACGGCGCAAGACATATGTTTCACCATATGTACCCTTACCAACGGTCTATATTAATACGAGACAGATTTGTCGATAATGCAGGTTGGGTCTATCTTATTAATAGCGATGCTCAAACGCCAGACGATCTTAGCTCACGCGGGCTTTGGCGGATTACCGACAAGGGTGCAACCCTAGAGCGCATATTGGACGGCTATATCAGCCATGCTTCGCGCGATTTCTTCAACGGCAAACTTGTCCAGCGTTCGGCGAATGAGTTGTGGTGGACGGCAGGAGACGCGGGCTTTGGTGTGCAACGGTCGCTAGACGGGGGTCGTGCATGGAATGACGTAGCTGGTGATGATAACATTAATGGCACTGGCTTTGTGTTCTCGGATACCTATGGAATAGCATTTGGTCCTAGCGAGATTTACGCGATTGGGCATCGCATGAACGGCCATTACGCGCCGACCAATTGGGATACGTACGGCTTATGGATGAGCGCCAACGATGGTAAATACTGGACACGGATACTGCACATACCGGAAGGTTATATAGATCGGCCTAGCTGCATGGCTGCTGATCCAAACGTGTATGGTAAATGCTATATAGGTTATCCATCAGCCGGGATCGTGATGGTAGAATTTAAGTAGATAGAAACTAGGGGGCTTATGTAGGAGGCATTAATGCCCTTTGATGGCTCGGGCAATTTCACGCGCGTTCACAAGTGGACGGATGATCGTGATAACAATATCAAGATTTTAGCGGATCGCCACGACGCAGAGGATGATAACTTTGCGAGCGCGTTTAATCTGGCGTTCATGCGGACCGGCATTGTTCCCATGACAGGCAATCTGAATATGGGTTCTAATAATATCAATGCAATTAGTGCTGGAACTGTAACGGTACCTTCTGTCACATTTGCGTTAAGTAATCTAACGGGTTTCTATCAGCCGAATAGCAACGCATTAGGTTTCACTATTAATGGGACTGAAAGGTTTGAGGTTAATAACGTTGGTGCTCATGTTTTTGGTGCTCTTAGCGTGGATGGAGCTATTACGGCAGCTTCACTTACGGCTAGTGGACTATTGACTGCTTCGGCGGGTTTAGCTGTTACAGGTGGTACTACTACGGATACGTTGACGGTTACGGGACTATTAACTGCCTCTAACGGTATAAATGTGACAGGCGCTATTACTGCTACTGGTGATATTAGCAGTAGCGGCGTATTACATAGTAATGGTGTTGTTTCTAACGGTAGTGTTAATGTTAATTCAGGTGTGGTAGATGTTCAAACTGCTGGCATGGGAGGTGTACAGTTAATAAGCACTGATGCTACGCATACTGGCTATATAGGGTTTTTTGATAACACACCTACTCGTAAAGGCTATATTGGGTTTATACCTACGGCTACTGGCGCGCAGTCCATGGCCTATCAGAATGAGACTGGCGGTAATCATCAGTTTGCGCAGAATATTGACTGTCTCGGCACGACGATTGATGTAAACGCTAGTAAAGCTATCTGGCAACATGATGGTACGAATTGCTTTTTCCGTGCGCAGACAGGTATGTTAAATCTTGGCGCTGTTGGCGCCAATGATATGGTCATAGATACCAGTCATAATGTAACTGTGTACCATAATTTGACTGTTGACGGTACTACATATTTTGGTGATACCAGTTTCTATGCCAGTAACGCTCTAGGTGGTGCTGGTTTTGTTGGTCTAAATTTTAATCCAAACTGCTATATTCAATATAATCGTTCTAATGGTGCTTTATTGTATGCTGTGAATAGTAGTACAATATTTCAATTTGGACCAAGCGACTCATATGTAAATGGGAATTATCATGTAAGTAATGTTCTCTATGTAGGACCGAATAGTCCTTTAAGTGTAAAGCATGATGGTAGTAATGGATTTATGTTTTCTGGTATTGGTAATCTGACTTTAGGAGCCCAATCTACAAGTACCGTGGTAATTGGTACTAATGTTGTTTCCGTGTACGGTTTGGTAGCTACGCAAGGGACTAATTCTGGCGTACAAATAATGGAGCGTGATACCACTAAGAATTGGATTTTGTACGGGCAAGGCGGTTTCTTTAAGCTATGGTCAACTAGTAATGGCGATACATGGCTTATGACTGACACATCATTTACGCCTAATGTTGATAATTCCGTTATTTGCGGAGGACCGGGACATAGGTGGCAATCTGTATGGGCCGTAAGTAGTAATATCCAGACTTCCGATGCCCGCGAGAAGCGGTGGCGCGGGGGTTTGAACGATAACGAGTTAGCTACATCAAAGGAATTAATAGCAGAGATTGGCATATACCAATGGCTGCGCGATCTGGACAAGGACGGTGAGGAAGCCAAGTTACAATGCGGTCTAGTTGCGCAGAGGGCTATTGAGATATTCGAGCAACATGGTCTTAATGCACTAGATTACGGCTTTGTCCGGTACGATGAATGGGAAGATACGATTGTTAATGATAAGGATATGCAGCCGCAGGTACAGCTTGGTGGTAATCGCTATTCGATTATGTTCCCCGATCTTATTGCGTTTATGATGGTCGGGCAGGAACAGCGGTTAAGCGAGATTGAGGCCAAGGTTGAGCATTTGCGCGGCTATGGAAGCAAGTGATGCGCTGGTCGCTATTAATAGCTCTAGCTATGTTAGCAAGCTGTATCGTAGAACAAAACACGCGCTTATGGATCGGGAAGCCTGCTATTTCGTGTCCACACGTTCAGCCGTAGCATTCTCATGGTTAAGGCGTGCTATGTCAGTGGGTTTTCTGAACGGCCAATTTTTCTTACCAAGATGCTTAATGCGTTGGTAAACCCAAAATTCATGCAACAAGGTTTCTAGCTCGCCTAGTGTTTTAACCCCGTAACCGTCTTGCATGACATTGCGTTGGATGGCCTTTAATACATCATGTGCGCCCGATGGTGGCACAAAATATCCTGCGGCACGTAGATATATGGTGATGGTAGCGCCATGACGTGCGCCGCTTAACAAGTCATAATTCCGGTAGATCAGGTCATTTTTGCCCGATAAGCGCATCTTGGCGAAGCGTTGCCAGCGCGCGGCGTTTTCAGCATCAGCCATTAGAGAAAGACCTTCGCTAGTACCGCGCCAGCCGTCAGGATCGCGGCAAAGGCGGTCATGGCAGCGAAGATGCTGTTCCGCCTGAGGAAGCCGGTTTCTGTCAGTAATTTATATCGTTCGGCCATGAACTTCTCTGTCTCGGCCATCTGATGCCGCATCCGGATTAATTCCGCGTTGTATTCTTGTTCGGTCATTCAGGGTTCCCAAATGCGGCCCTAGGAGCGCTTCGGCGGGGGCGTCCGCTAGTGGGGTAGTGGGCGAGGCCGTCTTTCGACTCCTAGGGCCATGTGCGGGCAAAATTCAATGGGTCGCTGCGTCCAGTAGCAGTCCGAAGCTCACCGCAAGGCACGCTAGGACGAAAAACAGGAACACGCCTTCTTGATTGAGCCGCATAATTGCTAATCCACTAGCTTGATTTTCTTGCCGAGGAATTTTGCCGCCATCTGTAGGCTAACGCCTGTCGGTCTTTTTGTCTTGTGGTTTTGCCAATTATAAATTGTCGTTGTGCTTAAACCACTTTCGTTAGCAATCTGCCAGACAGAGCGAGGATCGCTCTGCATCAGCTTCATAATCTCCACATGAATAGGATCGGTTTCGGGACGCTTGGGGCGGCTAGGCGACCATAAGCGTACATACTTTTTCTTATTGTGCCCAATCATAAAGTTTTACCGACCGTCATTAATAGCTTCTGCAATGTGTGAACTTCTTCCATTGCTTTGTCCAAGTCGGCCTCAAGCTCATTAATGCGATCTATGTAGCCTTGCAGGTTGACATTCATAGCAGGCTCATAGGGGACAACCTGATTGCCAGAGCCGTTAGTTTTCCTTGGTAGTGGATTTTTCTTGCCTTTAAGTTTGGCAATGATTGCAAGTGCCTTCTGATCGCTCGTATTCGGCGGATCATGTGGTTGTGTTAAACCTTCATTTAAGCGATAGGCGCGTACATAGTAATCGACTTGGGATGCTGAAACACCAAATCGTTTAACCGCTTCCTCGCGCTTCATACCGCTTTCGTGAAATTCCTTGCCCCATTCCAGTTTTTGCTGTGGTGAATAAGTGCGACGTTCGATCTTGTATGCCATATCGTGTGGTTCCCTAGAGTACATCTTCAAGTTTGCATTCACCGATGCTTAAGCCCCGTTCTGATTGGTACTTCCGCAGGGCCGAGCGGAAGCGTGTCTGTGTATCTCCCCTTTCTAAATATGTCATTAGCATTAATTCATCGACCGTCTTGTGCGTAACAATGTGGTGGATGCCGACAATGTTTTGCTGACCGGATCGGGCAAGTCGGGCGTTGGTTTGCTGGTAGCGTTCGAGTGACCAAATCTGGCTGTACCAGATGATGTGGTGCCCGCCGTGCTGCGCATTGATCCCATGCCCGGCTGACTGCGGATGCAAGAGCATGACGGGGAGCGCGCCCGCGTTCCAGAGGTCGAGGATATGCCCGGAGTTTTTCGAGGTCATGACCCCGAATTGAATGCCCGCGAGCCGGAGGGCTTTAATAATTCTGTCCTGATCGGCTTTGAAATGGAAAGCAATAACTACATTACTGTCAATCAATTCGATCAATTCTAGCATTTTGTCTAGTTTGCGATCATGCAGGATTTCTGTAAGCTGACTGCCGTGTTCGTCGCTATAGTAAACAAAACCGTTCGCCATCTGATGACAGAGCATGGATTTCGTGCCGCCGTGAGACGCCATAACAAAATCCTTGTCCAATTCTATTAATGCTTCTCGTTCCAGGCGATCATACATAGTACGGACTTCTGTTGGCAGTTCAATCGTATGTAAATGCGTTGGCGGGATTATCCCTTTGCTGGCATCGCCGATAGTCTCAGGTAGCACGCCATAATCATCTGCACTGAGTTCAACTGTGCAGTCTGCAATCAATTCATGGATTTTAGTCGGCGCGCCATCTTTCGGCATCCAGTCCGGTCTTAGTTCCAGTTCATCTTTGTTGATTTCATAGTCATAGGTATGCGCGGCAACTTGCGCGGTCCTGTGGAAAAACCTGTCTCTAAACTGTTCATAGGTTGTGTGCAGCCGCTTGCCATGATCGACAAGATACATCGGTGCCCATAGGTTGAGCAAGCTGGTGGGGGCAGGGGTGCCGGTCATAATGACAACCCGCTTGAATCTATGTGGGCCTACTTTAATAGGTCTGCCATAGTCATCGCGTATTGTTCTGCCGTCATTACCTTTAATAGTATGTCTGTCGCCATAGTTGGATAGTATCCTAAATCGTTTGGCTTTATGACTCTTGAACATGGAACTTTCATCAACAACCAGCATGTCGAAGCGTTCCCATGATCCACGCAATTCCTTGAACAGCCATTCAAGCAATTCAGGATTGACCAAATAGATATGCGCGGGGCGGTATAGAGCTAGACGGCGCTGATCTATATTGCCGCGTAATAAGCTAAACCGAAGAAATTGTGTGGTGTTCCATGCCATCGCTTCTTGCCGCCATACGGTGTTACAAACGGCAATAGGCGCGACAACAAGCACTGGCTTATCTATCACGCGCCAATTCACAAGTTCAGTAATTGCTTGTAAGACTATAATGGTTTTACCTAGACCCATATCTAGGATTACGGCGGTTCCATCACTGGAATCATCGTTATTGGTTCCCGTAAATATTTTGTGTGATGCTCTTAACTGGTAAGGTCGCATCTGCTGATAGTCAGCTACTCTAAATGGGATCATCGGCGGAAGAACTTTATATAATTATTCATATTATATGCCCCCGTACCGCAATTTATACAAGCTAATATCCAATCGCTCATAAACGCGCATAGGATGGCAGCCGATAAATTGAATACCATTAATGCTATTAATGATACTTTCATTGTCCTATATGAAGGGTGCATTTTTCACCGCTTCAATCAGCTTGTGACAGAGCCTTTCAACGTCAAGGATTGAGCAACAAGGTTCCATAATGTCGCATCCCCTTTTACGCCAATCTTCTGCTACAGCAAGTTGTAATTCGCGAAGTTTTTTACCTGGACGTTTAATCTCAACAAATTTCGGTGGGCCAGGACAATACTTTGGCATTAATATCATCCGATCCATAGTACCATTGTTGCCTGGGGTGTAGAGCTTTAATACCCTAAACCCGTATTCGTGTAGCCTATCTCTCAAGCGTCTTTCAATGTCACTTTCACTTATCATACCACGCTCTAAAACATTTTAAACAAGATGTGTAAGGCTTACCATCGAAAAGTGAAGATGTATGGTATTTGCCATGAAAAATTAAGCACCATAGCGAAGGTTTCTCAAATTTCATTAGCTTCATAGTCCCTCACTATTAATAGAACGGTGCCGGATAGGTGTCGTCACATTATCCGGCACAGTCTGCGGGGTGCCGCTGCTTGGTACGGGGTTTGCCAGCGACACGTTAGAGCTTCCCGCTGTCGTACCGGAGGTTAAGGGGGTTGTCCGGTACATTATTTTGCGTACCTCTGCATAGCCTTGACTTCTGCATCCAATGGCAAACCCATACACCACTTCGGAACGTCAAGCAAGCATTCCTTTAAGTGATCTTTTGCACTCTGTGAGTCATCACCATTAATAGTCACTACTTCATCATGCACAAGCGCGCGAACATCAAATCCTGCCTTGGCTGCGTTCATTGCGCCGATAGCGCAAATATCGCGTGCTACCCCTTGAACTATATTCTCAACTAGCTTTCCGCCATAGGTATCTTCCCGCTGTGAAAATCGGCCTTTCCATTCCGTACGGAATGTCAGCTTAGGCTTGCCCCATTGGTTTAGCTCATCGGTCTTGGGTCGGTAATAGGCGATATGCCGTCCGCTTGGCAGGGTGCAGACAAGCCACCATTTTTCGTGATCCAGACGCTCGACATGAAAGGTTATCTCTGTGCCGTACAGCGAAACAACATCACCTTCGTTATCAACTGCGTCAATAGCACAATAGTTTGTACGTGACCATAACCCCGTATTATAATCGGAAATCTCAGGGTGAGCATCCCTATATGCTTTGACGATAAATTCGGCTTCTTCCAATGAAATAATAATATCAAGCGAGTCGCAATAAAGCTGAAAACCTTTAGCTCCGAGCTGAAATCCACAACCAAGAACGGCTGATTTCGCGCGTTGCCTTTCGGCTTGCATGTATTCATAGACTTTACCGCAAGCATCAAAATAATCATTGTAATCGCGCCTATACATATGATCGGCTGCAAATCGGACATATGTGTCTTCGCCTTTGGTAAAACTATTAAGCAAGCTTTCGCAGTTTGCCAGCCATGCTAGAACACGCGCCTCGATCTGCGCGTAGTCGCCGGATAGGATCGACTTACCATCAGGGGCTTTGATAAATCCCCGCATGGCGTGAGACAGGCTCATTAATGGCCTTGGGAATAGCATGTCGGCATCGTTAATCCACATAGGCAAGCCATTTTTGCCGATCCCTTTTGTCCAACTGCCATTGTCTAAGAAATCGAACATGATCCGAGCATGATCCGAGTTACCCCGGATGAAGTTATGCGGTTGCAAGCGCTTGCCTGACCAGCGGCCAGTGTGTGCGCCGTAATACATAAACAGTCCGCGTGCGTATCCGTCATCTGAGGTGTTATCAACCATTGCTTGCAACTTTTTAACTGAAGCGCGTGAGCAGTCGAGACGGATATTAATAACATCTTTCAATTCTGGGCTGAAATTATCATGGTTTAATCGGCTTAACGTTTTTGATTGGAGATTAGGCAAATCCATAATCTCTTCACGCGCATTAATGTACTCTAATACTTTTTCGCGTTGAGTTGGATTTATGCCTGTTATGTCATTAAATCGTTGCACGGCTGATTGTGTGTAGTGATCCGAGAAGTGAATAGCCTTGAAAACATTTTCCCTGTCTATTGGGACGCCTTGACTATTAATAGTATAGTCTAATTCCCATACAGCTTGCTCGAATGGGGGGAGGTCGGTTAGAACTTCGTCTAGCTGTTTCTCAACCCGCGCATCCTGCAAGCAATAGTCTTTAAAGCCATTCCAATCGTTTGGCAGTTCATAAGGTTCTGCCCATAGCTGCGTGACAATACCATCGCGCTTTGCACCCTTGTACTTGCGCGGGACAGAGAAGGTCTTGATGTAATCGCCGCCCGTTTTCATCTTCTGTAGGGGAAGCTCAAGATCGGAAGCCGCGCCGTCGAGACTGCCACGCAAGCCCCAATAGCGGGCGCGGGCCATCGTGCACGACCAGTGGCGAGGGAACGGCCAGCCCCACTGTTTGACGGCTATTTCGCGCCATATGTCCTGTTCAAACCGGGCGTTGTGGGCAACGAAAATCCAGTCTTCATCAATCGCTTGTTGGACGAGTGGCGGGACTGGAACTTTGTAGCAATTTAGGAACGGATCGTTTTCGCCGCAAAAAGGATAGCGGGTGCGCGCATAGTCCGGGTTCGCACCCATGAGGTCGATTATTTCTTCATGTTTTCCCACTACTAAGGCGAGCATTAACGGACTTGTTGACCAGTGTTGCGCATAGATAGCCGAACCGAGCTTGATAAGATCAATCAAGCTGCGTGTTTCCCAATCGACATGAATGCGCGTATCAGGCATTACACAGTTCCAACTAGATATTTCAGTACATATATAGCAAGTGCAACGATAATTACAACTACCGCGATCCTCTTAAACGTGGCCTCTATCGGCAAAAGCTGGATGATATAAACTACCGCGCCAGCTATCAGCAGGACGATTACGATTTGTATTAATAGTTGCATTGCACTTACTCCCTAAAAAGGACGGGCGTTGCGGCGAGTGAGACACAAGGGGGTTTCAGGGGGCCGCAACGCCCATCAGTTACAGGATATCAGGCAACCCTGACGCAGTGTTGCTTGCTCCTGCTATTAATGGCGTGAACTGATCCTTAGCGGCAGGTCTTACACCACCAATACGCTCGCCATCTTCAAATTTCTGGATGTTGTTAAGCCTTACGGAAATAAAGTTACGCCCAAGATATTCCGAGCCAAACATGATCCCCGAAACGCGACCAGTGCAACCGCTATAAATATCTAACGGCATAATATCTTCATTGCGAGGGCCGATCACGCCCGGAGCGCCGCTATAGACAACTTGGCCGGTTACAGGGTTCCGTTGTGGAATAGCTCGCTGCTTAAAATTAAGATAGTATGTACCCTTAAGATACTCACGATTTTTCGTGTTATGTGCTGGACTATCCCCATCACGAAAAAATGGTTCGAGATTAAAGAATGCATTTGGCAATAAACTTTCCGGCCATGCTTCTCCCTGCGTCTGTTTGGCAAGGTTAATCATGTCGGCAAGTTCATTAATGCGCGTTTTTGCCCATGCCATCGTGATCCGGTATTCTGCCTCTTGAAAACCCTGATCGTCTATAATGGGTTTGCGCGTGCGTTCATCAACTTTACCAAGCGGTCTGTCATGACTGCAATGCGTGATAAGTCCAATTGGCGTTATGAACTGATTGAAAACTGGCTTACCGCCATTATTCGGATACATACTCAATTCCTTCGCGTCTAAAGCGTCTGTAGCGTCTATTTCAAAGCGTCAAATTCTTGTCCTCGTTTGTATTCCCTCCTTCCATCAATAGATTTCTCAACTGTGAGCGATTGGTTTTGTGGCGTCAATAAGTCAGTAGGACAAACTTGATCCATGCCTTTGAGCCATGCACCGCGACCCTGATGCTTGAAAATCTTCTTAACGATCTTCTCAACGCCAGCGGGGCCGATAGGACTTTTATCAGCTAATGCTTCATCGTCAACGCCTAAATAGCGCAGATTATTATAAACCTGTTCGCGAGCTTTATCGCTATTAAATGCACGATTTTGTTTGGCCTTGACTACCTTATAGCCATTAATAGTCTTGCCTTGCTGTAGCATCCTGCGCAAAGCTTCGCCGCGCAAAGCATCATGCCAGCCTTTCAGCACTTCCGCGTCTTCCATTGCGGTCGCAAGCTGTTCATCGCTCATAGCGACGGCATCGCCAGGATAGTAAGCATCTTTCAGGTTCTCTTGCGCCCATGCCAAGAAATGCTGACATGTGCCACGCGCGGGGCAGTAAGATTTCTTGCAATGCTTACCGGGGATAATGGTTGTACTAGCAACAGCTAGGCCAACTTCATGTCGAAACCACGCAATATCATTTTCGCTTGGTTCGTAATGGCGGATCATGCCGTCACGATGCACATAATTCGGTTGTATCACTGTCAATTTATAGTGTTTCCGCTCGCCATACTTAGCAATAGCCCCGAGTAGATACAGCATAAATTGAGGATTTAAATACACGTCAACAGGAACATAACCGTTTTTATAGTCAACAATTTCTATCGTTGTATCTGTTACGAATACAATATCAGGCGTACCGTATTCGCCGGTTTCAGGGATTTCTAGGGTTTCTTCTACGCACATACGACATTTACTTTTTTCCTTATATATCATATATGCGTTTTCGACGTATTCATGGGCAAGCATTACTGCATATTCCATGTCCACATCGCCACTATCAGGCACGACTCCCCATTTAATAGCGTCTTCTAGTAGCTTGTGCGCCGTATCGCCTTTAATAGAAGCATCCGTCTCGTCGTTGTCGAATGTCTGGACAACTTGCACAGAACCTGGGCAACTTAGCCATCTGCTAGCCGATGATGGTGGTCTAAAAGTTGCGTGCTGCACCGTCATGTCTCATACTCAAATTGTTTAGGTTTGTTTATTACTTCAATAATGTATCGTCGTTTAATTTCTTTTATGTAAGCTTCCCTGTGTTTAGCTAACTCAGTAAATTCATGCATTTTATCTTCAAGAAATGTATTACGTTTAAGCAATCTAGTCAGTTCATCGCAATCAATTTTATTGTGATTACGTTCTGTTTCCAAAAGTTTTCTATACCAATTTACATTGGCAGTATTGTTACTAAGCTCCTGTTGTAACTTAAAAAGTTCTGTGACTAACCGATTATTTTCAGCAGTTAGCCGAGATAAATAATCGTCAGACATACATTAATACTTCTCTAGTGGCGGGCGTAGCACAAAATGCACTACGCCCTTAGTCCTTAATTTTGCCGCTCAATGTCACAATATACGAACGACATACAAAATTCTTGTTGCGTTTCAGGATCGTTGCTTGTGTCATCGCATTCTTCATCAGCATTAGACACAACCATCCCGGTTAATCGGATACCGAAGTAGTCAAACAACGGTTCCTCTGCGTAGCCGAGCCTCACGGACCAACCGGAGGAACAAGCCACGACTGGACGGGCGCACCCGGTGTCGTCGGCGGCACTGGCGAAGTCCGGGCCGGTCCCGCTGCATGAGGGACAGGCAAACCCGGTGTGGACGGCGGACTAGGGGCCGCTTGGTTGTCAACAACCGCATCTTGTGTGATTTCCTCGGCTTCATCGATTTCATCTTCCGACAAGGGATCGGGTTGTGATTTTTTAGTCATCTTTTTCCTCCATTAATATTTATCTGCTCCGTATGTTCTGCAATGACTTTTGCAAAACGCCTGCAAATCTCAGGATATTGTTTTGGAGTCGTATCTGCCAGTCGTACTATTCCCATAAGCCTTAACTCCTTCTGCAAACCATTTTTTATAATGGTATTACTAAGATGAGGATTTATCATATCCATGATATCTTCCTCATTGGGAAAGTTAGACTCCTGTTCCATTAATGCTCTCTACATGATACTAGTAGAACCGCCTGCATGTTGTGCAATTACTGCACTAAAGCGCCGGTGCAGTTCGGCATATTGTTCGGGCCGTGCTTCTGGCAAACGGGGAATGCCCATCTGTCCAAGCACTTCGGAGAAACCGGCTTTCACCTGATCTTGCGACAGGTACGGGTTAATCAGGTTCATAATGTCAGCTTCACCGAGAACCGGGGCTTGCGGCAAATCGACCGTAGGGGCCGCAACAGGCGGGGTATGCGCGGCGAAAGGGTCGAAGTGTGCCGGATTGACTTGGAGCGGCTGTGTGGGCTGCTCTAGGGCCGTGAGACCCCCTCCGTTTGGCTTGGCAGGAGTTATTTCATCACTGGCAAGTATGTTACGTATTTCGCGGAGTTCTACCAAAATCTCTTCTAGGATACCCATAAAAAACCTTTCAATCTAAATCAGGCAAGCTGGATGATGGTAAGGAAACGGGTTGTGCCAGCTTATACACAATCGCTCCTAATCTCTTTTCATCTTCTATAACTAAAACTTCCTCAAAAATCAGTTTATCAATCGCTCTCCGCATTGTTGGATCACCAACGTTAAACATACGGCAAAGGTCTTTAGTAGTCAAGCCATTTCTTGATTGTGCAATCGCCATTTGAATATTTGCATACAACTTCGGATCACGTGCCTTACGTTCAGCAACATCTACTTGATTAACGTAATCCTCGAAATCAGGGATTTCCATGTCAGGCGGCGGCGTGTCCCAAGTCACAGTGTCAGATATTAATGGTATCTGTAATTTGCCAACGTCTCGACTTTGCATGATAAGCCAAGCTACTCCGTCGAAATTGTAGTGAGATTTAGTGTAAAGCTGTATTTGTGCGTCAACGGCACCCTGTTGCGCCACGGACCCTGATATACGATCCATGATGTTGCCTTTATCTCCGCCCGCAGGGGCCTTGCGGTCATGCTTAACGGATAAAACTGCACAAACATATTCACCATCATCACTCACAATAGCATTCACATTTTCGATCTGTTCATACTCTTGCATGTTGAGGTTGCGTGTTGTGCCTTCCATATGAAATCTATTAACAGGTTCTATCACAACCAACCAAGGCCGTGTTGTGTCTGTTCTACGGATAAATTCCCTAATCGTTTCTGCGCCTTCAAATCCCATCGGAAGGCGATATTTTTTACCGTCTCGTTTCTTGCTAGCCAAGTTCCAGTAATAAAACCGCGCAAATCCTTCGGTAGCTTCTTGCTCAGTCATATCGTGCCATTCTGTGTCACAGATATGCTTGAACATATCTTTAATCTTGTTCTCTTGCCGCCAGTCACGCTCTTCAAGTGCTACATAAAGAACATTGCACACTGTCATGCCACGCCCGAAGATCGGCCTACCGAATAAAGCATGGAGAACAAATTTATATGCTAATGTAGTTTTACCTTGTTTCGGCGGTCCTGATAAAGCTGTGTGTGTATCAAATGGTATAAACCCATCAATCATAAATTCAAGTTCTTTTTTGGGTTTATGCATGATTTCAACAAAGCAAAATGGTTCGGCAATTTCGTCATTTGTGCCGCCTACTAGCATTTGCGGCATTGTAACGATTTCGCCAACAGGTGCAAGCTCAGGCGCAATCTGTGATACTCTGTCAAGTGGCGCTATTAATGGTCCTGAGTCAAAGTCTGTAAGTGGCTCACCTAACGTTGCCGCAAGCTGTTCAGCCGCAGCACGCTTGTTGCCATCGTAAATGCATTCAGAGAGTAGAGATATAGGCGTGCGGCGTCCCTCGGTAATATCACCAAGGTCATGCACGCCAAAATCCTTGATTGTGCCGTCAGCGAGGATCGAAATATCTTCCTCAAGATCGCGGCCTAGGTCGGCACTGCTAATCCGGTATCCATCGCCATGCACGCGCACTAGGCCAGCTAGCAAATGCGGTACCCATTCGTGAATGCGGCGGCGTGCTTCGTTGTTCAGCTTACGAAAAATATTCTCGTCGGTGGGGTACTCTATGATATGCCGCCTTATATCAGGGGCATTAATAGTTTCCCCGTCTTCCTCGACAAGTAATTTTACCGTTGCAAGGTCCAGATCATCAAACGGATCGAACCCGTCATTGATTACCCTCGCAAGCCTATGCGGGCGGTGTGAAGCGCTCTCACCTTTGCGGGCGATTGTGCCGGGGATACGGCTAATACGCGAGGCATTAAAAACGGTTGGG